ATCTTTCTAATATTCGAATATTCTAATATACGAGTGTTCGAATATTCTTTTATTCTAATATTCGAATATTAGAATATTCTAATATTATATATTAATAAAAAAGGAGATTCGAAAATTCGAATCTCCTAATTTTATTATATTATATTATTATTAATTAGTACCAGATAATTTAGTCATTAAGACATTTCAAATATGCTGATATCTTATATTATTATTATCGCGTGTTCGAATATTTAATTTTACGAATAAAGCTTCCACTTTAGAAACACTTCCTAATTTCGAATATGCGAATCGTATTTTTTTCGATGTATTCGATTGTGCTAATACATCTTTTTCGAAATCGCTAAATTTCGAATTATCGATTTTAGCGCTTCCTAAACAAAGATATTCGAAATCGCTAATATTCGAATTCGATATATTAGCGACGGCTTGATTAGTATTTTCGATTTTAGTCATTTTAGTGGTTCCTCATTTGAGTTATTACTAATATATAATTTATTTATATATTAGCAATTATGAATATACCCATTTTTTAAAAATAATCAACATTTATTATATTCGTATATTATATATATTCGAATATTAAATATTAGTAATTTTCGGGGACGGTCTGCGGGCGCCCGGGGGCCTTGACTAAGTTGAAAATAAATCCCCAAATTTTTCCTTAACCCCCGGACCCCATGGCCTGTAAATTTTCCGGTAATTTTTTCCTAGAACCCCTGGCCCAGATGCCTTAGTCCTTGCCAAGCACAAGATTCCTGTTGAAATTCCCAAAGAACTGCTATAATATAAAAGGTAACATAAAAAGCCAAAGGCCCTCGCCTATGAATGCTCTGGCGCCCTCCCAAATCGCAGCGCAGTCCAAAGGTGATGTATTCAGAGTCATCTCTCAGAATATCCCTCTGAACAGTTACCGCCTCCCCGACTATGTATATCGTGCTGACCTTGTGCCCGAGAACATTCTGGAGCTAAAACAAAGAGACAGGTCAACCATTCTTGATGGAGCCGCCCTGCCTGTCACATTCGAGCATGGATACCCAGCAGTAGGCCACCATCCATTCTGGGAGAAGCTCCCAGCAGAGCCCGACGACGCTTACGCTGCATATATGACCTTCTTGGAGCTCCCAGAGAAGAGTAACTCCGAGAACCCCGTCAGAATCCTCACAATCATCGCCACCCTAACAGGCAAGGCTCTGGAAATAATCTCCGACTGGTGCCATATGTACTATTGGCATTTCAGGTCGCGTGCCTATGACCTCTTCTTGATCGCCTGCCACCGTAAGCAGCGCGAACAGAGGATCATGTCCATTGAAGGCAAGCACTTCACCATGGCGGAGCAACTCCTCAATCAAGTCACCAGGCTCGCCGAACTGAAGCTCTCCAACGAGCTAAAGACGCTCTCTCAGGATCCCGATGCAGAGACAGAGACCAAAACAAAAGACCTCATCGACATGGCCACCAAGCTCGTCAGTGTACAAAGGATCTCTGTCGGGCTGCCCTCAGGGGGGCCAGAGAAGCTGTCTGTACAAATGGATGGACCACGACACACTACCGTCGATGAGACCTTCCGTCACATTGCCAAAGAAGGCGCCGGCGAGGACGCCCCGACAATGAGATCCCCTGAGATGGATGGTCTCTTACGGAACCCCGACGATCTATCGAGGATCCAAGAGCTCATGATCAAGCTGAATAACCCAACTAAGATGCTCCCCATCTGGGGTAACAACGAGATCATAGAAGTAGACACCACTCCTACAAAACAGAGCAAGTCTCTCACAGACAAAGCCTCCGGGGCAGCAGAACCGCCAACGGCGAAGGGGAGCGGAGCAGGGCGCGACGATGCTGAATAGTCCTGACATAACTCAGACTTCTGCCTCCCCAGAGCGCCTCACCAAAGCGGAGGAAGTCCAGCTCGAGAAGATGCTCTCGAACTACAAGCTTACACCTATGACCTTGGCTATGAGGTTGAACCCAAGAATCATCCCAGCACGTCACCTCATGTACATTTCTGCCGTAGTAGCTCATGCCATAGCTAAGGGAGGTGGTAGGATAATCATCTCCCTTCCTCCTCGCCATGGTAAGTCGGAGCTCATCACAAAGAATGTCCCTATATGGACGTTAGAGAACTACGGCCGCAAGAACGTTATCCTCTGCTCGTATGGCGGTGATCTGTCCTCCGATTTTGGACGGCAAGTTCGAGACCTGATTAAAATCAACGAACAACACCTCAACTTGCGGATCCGTCAGGATGCTGAGCGGGTTAACAACTGGCTGACCAACCAAGGCGGAGCGATGTACTCCGTTGGTCTTGGTGGCCCTATTACTGGTAGAGGCGCAGATGTCCTCATCATCGACGACTACATCAAGGAAATTAAGGAGAGCTTGTCGCAACTTCATCGTGACTATATCTGGGATTGGTTTGTTACTACTGCCTACACCCGACTCGAGCCAGGTGCTACTGTCATTATTGTGGCTACTCGCTGGAACCACGATGATCTTATCGGCCGCATACTTAAGCATGAGCCCGAGAAGTGGACCAACATCGTCATCCCCGCCATTGCAGAAGAAGGTGACATTCTTGGTCGTCCAATCGGGACACCGTTATTCGAAGAGCGATATCCGCTCGAAGAACTCCTCGACCGCAAAAAGACGCTAGGTTCTTTCTTCTTCAATGCGCTATATCAACAGAGGCCGGAGAACGACGCAGGCAAGCTTACCAACAAGGATTGGTTGCAGTATCTCCCTGTTATTCCCGACCTTACTGGTTTTGAGCTCGCTCGTATATGGGATCTGGCATGTACTGAAGATGGTGGGGATTATATCGTAGGCACTCTCATGGGCTACTCCAAGACACGGGATATGACAATCATCCTGGATGTTGAGCGTGGTCAAATTGGCCCCTTAAAGGTAGAGACACTAGTTGCGGACACTGCTCTGAAAGATGGCCCCCAAATCCCAATATACATCGAGCGAGAGCCGGGCTCCTCAGGCAAGCTACTCATTAGCGCCTATGCTAACAACTTGCTCAAAGGATACAAAGTCGACGAAGTCCCTGCAAACGATAAGAAGCTCATACGTGCTCAGCCATTCCTCGCTGCTGTGGAGGCGCGTAGGGTCTTCCTTGTACGTGCAAAGTGGAATGAAGACTGGGCCAGTGAATATGACGATTTCCCAACAGGCGAGCATGATGATCAAGTGGATACAGCATCGGCAGGCTATACGAAGCTAACCGGTCAGAAGCTCCTCAGGGCCTCTTGGGGTCGTGATCGTGTTGAGGCAGGTCGTAACATCATCCTGCAACAAGCAGATCTAGCCAAAGGTCTCGACGTCAATGGTAACCCAGACAGTGAGTTCATTAGGCTCCCGAATGGCAAAGTATTCAAGATGTCAGACGCTATCGGGATCGCTAATGATAATCGCGATGGTCTGATTCCTCCCAAGAAGGTAGGTGTAGTATGGGGTCGCAAGTGAACGGTCCTAGCCCGTCTGCAAAGATGCGAGCTCTGGAGATCGGGTATGGCATGTTCAGGCGGCTTAACTTCGCCATGCAGAACATGTTCCAAGGTAAGAGGAACCTCTATGACGTATTCGGGTATACATATAACCCCAGCTATGACCAGAAGTATTTCAAGTATCTCCGTCAGGATGTTGCTAGCCGCGTTGTGGACGCACCTGCAGCGGCCTTATGGACGAACCCTCCTCTAGTCTCCTCTACTAGTGAGGCGTGGAACTTCCTGTTCGATGACCTGATCGCTAGGTACAATTTGTGGGCTGCGATTGAGAAGGTAGACAAGCTTGCTGGTATCGGGAGGTTCAGTTGCCTACTGCTTGGGTTCAATGACTCCGGTAACTTAGAGTCCCCAGTCAACACGAGAGCAATCACGCAAAAAGCGGAGAAGATACTCTACCTGCAGCCGTACTCCGAGAGGACCGTTAAAATTAAGCGGTACAACACAGATCCACGGTCGCAGGACTTCAACAAGCCGGAGGTCTATACGATTCAGCCTATGCAGGAGTATGTAATAGGCTTTGGCGACGCTGGTAAGCAAGGAGGTAATGATAAGTCCTCTTTTGATGTCCATGCGTCGCGAATTGTGCATATCGCTGAGAACTGCCTAGAGAATACAGTATATGGCTCCCCTCGTCTGGAGAGAGTATACAATACGTTAGACGACCTCCTGAAGGTAACAGGTGGCAGCGCGGAGACTTACTGGCTGACAGCCAATAGAGGCATTCATATCGACATCGATAAAGAAATGGAAATGGATGCTCAAGATGAAGCTAATCTTACCGCGGAGGTCGAGGAATACCAACACCAGCTCCGTAGGTTCATACGTACTCGTGGAGGTAAGGTTAATTCTCTTGGTAGCGATACTCCTGACCCTACTGGTGTATTTAATATGCTAATCGCCGTAATTGGCGGTGCAACGGGTATCCCCAAGAGGATTTTAGTTGGTGCAGAGGCGGGGCAATTAGCATCCGAACAAGATCGTGCTAACTGGGCAGATCGTGTAGATGAGCGCCGTGCCTCCTGGGGTAACCCACACGTGCTCTTCCCAATTATCAAGAAACTAGTAATGGCAGGTTATCTGCCGAATGAATCTGGCTTGGAGATCACAATTGACTGGCCTTCCGCGTTCAAGATGTCCCCACTGGAAAATGCGCAGACTTCCGCTCAGCACGCACGTAGTGCAGTCAACTTTGCGAAGGCAATCGAGACGATGGAAAACCTCAAGAGAGGAGAACCAGGGACCGCCGATTTCACTGATCCTGAAACTGGAGCTGTTACGCCTGGTACGCCAGCAGTTGAGCCGCTCGATCTCGGAGACCTTGTCACGATCGACGAAGCAAGGAAATTCATCGGCTTGGACAAACCTCCTGTTACATTCAATTCTGGGGAAGATATCGGAGGGAAACCTACGTCAGATAGTACATCAGCAGCTCCGAGAACGAATCCGACGCCTCCTTCAACGAGGAGAATTCAGATCGCACAATCGAGGATCCTCAGGATATGACAAGGCCTCGAGCACACACGTGTCTGGTGATGGGGCTGCCATCGGTTCCACTGCTGTTTCCCGGCCGCCGGGGGATCCGTGTCACTTGGCCTTGAGGGGAATTTTTACAAAATAGATGGTTGAATGGTTCAAACATGTAAAGGAGATGTCCTTCCGCAATGTCGCGGTTATCCTCGCGCTTGTAGCTATTGCTATCCCAGGATATATCGCATACAGACTCGCGACGGACAACAAGTTCGCCAGTATCTTCTTCTCAACGTATAGTGAGCACGAAATCCCCGCGACTGACTGCTTCATGCGGATCGCCAGCGTAAGTGGGGCAATAGAGGACTATCGCGTCAGCAGGCCATTTGCTTATAGTGGGCAAGATCGTTGGGTGATTTCGGTTGAGACACCACACGCACCAAATGCTACTCAGTCGGTTGCACTTTGCAATCTGCTGGGTGAGGTAGTCGCCTACGCTCGCGATAGAAGTAAGAAGAGCCCGAATTTCCCCGGTGGTAACACCCCTATGTTCCCGGAGATCATCCCAATCCAATAGGAGTAGAGCTCATGAGTGAGACAGTAACCTCGGTCCCAACGGACTTCTACACAGATGCCGGGTTCTTAAAATCCATCAATATCAATTCACACCCAGACATCGGCCATACCGTAGTGATGGATGGCAAGATGTACACAGTTAAGAAGATCGCGTGGGACTTTGACGTAGGAGGGATCCCTGTACTCGTCCGTATCAACGTCGAAGATTAGCTTGCCGATCAGCGTCATCAGAACCCGCTATGTCGCAATCTACGTCAACGGAGAGAATGTCATGAGCAATGGAGCATCAAAGGTAGTCTTCTTCGAGGAAGGCAAGTCCGGCGACCTCGGAGAGTATCTTATGTACAACCCCCCGATCACAGGAGACGATGTCACTTGGGGTGAGGCTACTTATACGGTAGTACGGCGTAACTGCGATGTGCAGGACAACTTCGTGAGGATCACGGTCAAACGAAAAGACTCTGCTTGATCCGATAGGTCCCCCCTTGGCCTAAAATTCCTGTTGATTCTTCCTTTTGGATGTACTATAATAGAAAATAAGCAAGGCACAAGTTGTAGTGGCTACGCAACGATCCCTCAGGGTACAATTCGACAAGGGTAATTCCCGCGAGGAAACTCTGCTCGGGAAGAACTATCATGTCGTCCCTTGTATAGCGATGGTTCAAGGCGTCCGCTTCGGGGCTGGTCAATCTGATCCCGAGCTAGGATTGGCCAGCGAGTTCGGCAACAATCCTATTATGTGGGCAAATCGTCCTCTGGTGCTCAATCACCCAAAGGTAGGGGATACCTTCGTTAGCGCGAACACTCCCGATATCCTGAACAAGTATCAGTTCGGGGTCACAATGAACCCCGTTCTTGATAACGATAAGCTGAAACTAGAGGCTTGGATCGATAAGGATCGCGTCGACTCTACTAGCGATGACGAAGCCTTCAAGTCTACGTTCAACCGTATCACAGCTGAAGAGGATGTCGAGGTTTCTGTCGGCTTCTTTACTGATGTAGAGAAGATGAAGGGGCAGTTCAATGGCCAGGAGTATGGAGGTATCTGGCGTAATATCAGAGCAGATCACCTCGCTGTGCTAACAGAGGGTCTCACTGGTGCTTGTTCTGTCGCCGACGGCTGCGGTGTGCCTCGTCTCAACCAATCGGGAGATCTCAAGATGCCAGACCTCAAACTGACAGGCCTCATGACAGGTATAAGTGGTGGCCAGACACAACCCCAACTACAAGCAGCGGGGTGTTCATGCGGTGGGGCACACACCCAAGCAGATCACCCAGATGACAACAAGCCTGTGACTCAGGGAGGACTCAAGAAGCTCCTTGGCGATATCCTGAAGCCTTTCACCCAGTCTCCTGCTGATAAAGCTGTTGAGACTCACCAGGAGCAGAGGCGGCTCAACGAGATCCTCGTCAGCCAGACAATCAACACCACCTTGATGGACAAAGATATCCGCGCGATGATCTCCCGTGCGTTGAATGCCCGTCCAAACAGTGGCTATGTGTATCTTCTAGGATACACCCAGGACGTCGCGATCTATGAGGATCTCGATATCTCCAATTACACTTTCAAGACCTATCAGCTCGGCATCAACGTTACTGACGCCGCAGTAGAGTTTGTCGGAGATCCACAAGAAGTTTTGCTCCAGACAAAGATTGTCCCGCAGGGGGCAACCGCAAGTACTACAACTGCAAGTGAGACTACAACCCAGGAGACTAACATGGCAAATGAACAACAGGCGGCTGCCTCTGCTGGCACGAAGGCTCAGGACGCTGCCGCTACGACTGAAGCAGCCAAGCCTCCGGTGACTCAGGCAGCGGCCGTACCTGTTACGGCTCCTGAGACTCAGTCACCCAAGGTATTGACGATGGAGCAGTATCTGTCGACGCTGCCTCCGGAGATGCGCGAGAATGTCACATCGGCTCTCG